TGCTTGACACTGCACCTGGCAGGTACCAGAGTCTTGGCAACTTGTCTGACACACAGGTTGACAAGCTAACTGACATGCCTCTGAAATTTGACAACCTGCTTGGCAAGCAAATTCACATGTCAGTTCGCAGCGATGTCCGGCCTCACAATCGTTTTGACAAATTCCACCAGCTTCACAATCTTGTGACTGACATGGCGTTGATTGACAGGAAGATTCGCAATTACCAGTACTTGCACATATCTGTTCTCCCAATTGACATTCCGTTTGGCAAGTCTCAGTACAACCAGATGGAAACTGACCAGGATAGAAAGCGAATCTCTCAAACCAGTGTTCCCCAGCATATGAGATTAATCCTGCAGTCCCTGCTCCTGTGATTGAACCGTCGGTAGTATCAATTAACTTTTCCCCATTCAGAAATACCCGAATAGCATCTCCTTGTATCTGCATAGCTACCCGATAAGCAGTATCATATAAGATTGACCCGTCAGAATAACTGGTAATCATGGCAGGTGTTCCAGCTATCATCTTCCATAGTGTTATTGTAGCAGTCGATACGTTTAGCCATGCAAAGTAGTAAGTATCCGCACCATCTTGCTTTCTCATTATCACCCCACATACCTTTGATGTATTCTTTGGTACACATGTTGCCTGCACTTCACCATCAGCAAACTTACAATACTTCAAAACACTCTTATGGTGTGCAGATGCAGTATTCGTTTGTTTATAGTAACCACCACTTATAGCCCAGGTACCGTTAATCTCGTTCCATAACACTCCTGTACCTTCAAACTCATCAGCTAGTGTAGAAACTTGGTCAGATGTCTGGCACTGCAACTGGCAATCCATAAAACAAGCAACAGAACTTGTTTCCTGTATATCAATCTTAACTCCAAGTTCTCGTTCCAACTCTTCTACTTCAGGCCTATACACTCCACAATGAACAGTTAGCTTTTCATCCTTTAACTCAACTACTATAACTTCAATTGCAGTCTCTGAAACAGTCCCCCAGTTAATATTCATGGTGTTACCAGGTCGCAGCAAAACATTAGTTCCAACAACACCATCTGCAGCTGCATAATTCGCTTTTACTACCTTTTGAGTCTGATTTAGCTCAGCTAACAGAGCATCGGCTACAATTTGTAATGTTGTAGCATCCATAGGATTTCTAGCTGTGAAGTAAGCAGCATTAGTACCAGTTGGCGGGTCTGGAGATGTCACCTCAATGGCAGTGCCATTGTCATCTACACCCTTCAAAAATATCTGGTCCCTCTTTGCCTCATCGTCTGGTTCCTTCTTTGCCCACATACATGTTCCAATAGTACCTCTTGCTGTATTGTTAGTTCCAATGTATACCATTTTATTGTCATTGACCCACCAATCTAATCCAAGTGCTTTTGCCAATGCAGCAATTGCTTGGAGCCTAGTGACATATTCAAATCTAATCGACACAGTAGTACCTGGACAAGCTCCAAGCGAGAATCCTGTTCCTGATAGTATATGTCCACCTATAGTACTTGCTGCAGAGGTTGTATACTTAATTACTTTCTTATCTGACTGTCCTTGGTCCCTCTCCCATACATCTCTTGTAAGCTGAATTGCTCTATCAACAATCTTTACCTTAAGAAACTCTCCCTCATCAACCGGAGCCTTCACTTGTCCATATAAGATTTGGTCACCGTTTAGAAAGACTTTAACCTCAGTATTGTGAGTGAAAGCAGACCTGTTGGCAGAAGTATTAGCCACGGTGGCAACACATGCACGTAGATTGTTCTGTCTCTCTCCATACGTAACTCTGCCAGGTTTAACTGCAGTCCATGAAGGACCATATTGTAACTCGTAGCTCAATCCTCAGCCCCCTTCTTCCAAAGTTCCATCTTTATCCAAACAGTATGTAAGAATCCTTTCCTTGGCTCATGGTCAAATTTAGCCAAGTACATCTCTTCCGATGTATGACCTTTACCGCTATCACATGTTAGCTTTATCCTCACTTTATCCTCCGCCCATGTCTCCAACTGATTCAACCATGCCGAATATATCTGTGCAATAGTCTTAGTATTGTCATGTACTGCACCTTCCAATTTAAGTATTCGAGCTTTTCCACCATGTGGAAAGATAAACGGATACTGCTGTTGCATTGGATGCTGTTTCAACACCTTCGCAGACTGCCCCTTATACACTTCGGGGTCTTGTGGTAGCGCCACCGTCACAGTTTCTGCGATATTTTTAATTGTCCACGTCATAATAGTGTCACCAAGTCTCTTGCTTTTTCTCCTAACTTCTCTCCTACTTTATTTGTTATTTCATCTACATCCATATCTGACGAAATAACAGCGCCAGTCAAATCAACAGTGACAGGCATCTCAATTGTAATATGCTGCTCTTTCGGCTCAGCTTCTCCAACTCTCTCACCTGCCGCTCTTATCGCAGGCGCTCCAGTTGCCACTTCTACCGCTTGCCAAGAGAATGGTTCTAGTAGTTCGTCTCTCATATCACGTAGTCCTTTTTCTGTATTTATCATATCACTCTGTACGGCTACCAAACTCTTCCCAAACTTCTCTGCCATAGGTGTTGCATGTCTGAAACAGAGTCCGAATAGTGCATTAGCCAATCCACCTACTGCATCAGAAATTCCGCCGACAATACTTGTTACAGTATCGCCAACTGCTTCGAATGCTGTCGCAGCTGCAACCAATCCCCAGATTGCACCGGTTAGGGCAACTATACCTCCACTAAGTACGAAGAGAGAACCAGCCATTGCGGTAACTCCAAGTGCTCCGAACATCATAGTTCCTCCGGCAGCTGCCAGTGCAAACATCGCAGTCGATAGTGCAAGTGTCGGTCCGACTAGCGGTATAATCCCTACCATAGACTTCACGAGTGTGCCTACGCTCTGAGCTAAGAGTAAGATTCCGGTCGCTACTACTCCTATCGCCCCAGAAAGTGCAGCAACCACTGCTAATGCACCTGCGAATATCATAAGTGTAACAGCAGCTGCTCCTAATCCAAGTGCTGCGGGAAGCAATACTATCCCTGCAACAGCTATTGCCATCAATCCAGCAGCTATTGCAAACAAGTAAGGTACCATAGGTACAAGCTGAGGCAATGCTTCCAACAACCTAATCACCGCGTCAACCGCAAGCATTACCCCAGCTCCTGCCATAAGGAATCCTGCACCAGCTAGTGCTATAGCAGCTCCGATTGCAAGTATAATCGGTATCGCTGGAGCTGCTGCAACTCCTGCAGCACCCAATGCTGTTCCGGCGGCCACAATTCCTGGTGCAGCAGCTGCTCCAGCGGCTCCGACACTTAATAACAGTGCCTTCACTCCGAAGAATATTGTTATGAATGCGGCTACTGCAGCTCCGATAGCAACTATTGCAGCATTAGTCGTCCCAAGTGTATCTTTGAGTAGTAAGAAGACTCCTACACCGACTGCGACTGCACCTGCAAGAGCTACTACTATTGGTAATAAAGTGGTCATTGCTATTCCAAGTCCACCTGTGAGGAAACCTGCCACTTGCATGATAAATCCAATCACTTGTATTATCGGACCCAATGCCCAAAGACCCAACGAAAGAGCGAGTATTACAGGCAGTAGTGGCAACAATGCAACGATTAGTGGCTTAGCTGCCACAGCCAAGTCAAGCATTCCTTTTATCACCGGTAACATTGAAGGTATTGCCTCTATAAATGCATCTGCTAGGTCAAGCACAGTTACCATGATATCATGTATTAATTGCCTTACATCCTCTCTGTTAAGAAGTGCTGCTAACGTATTCAGAAGTTCCGTTAATTCAGGCAAAAGTTCCGACACTATGACGACGGCGAGTGATGTGAAAAGAGCCTTAAATCCCTCAAACAACGCCCATATCTGCGGTCCTTTTTCCATCAATATATCCTGAGTTTCACCGAATAGTGTCATTGCTTCATCTGCTACAAGTCCTTGACTTTCAAGAAGAGCCATTGCAAATGACACTTGCTCTAACGCCGCACCGAAATCTCCAGCTGTCTTGAACAATCCCATGAACATTCGAAGGAACTGTGTACCAAGTCGCATTATATTCCGAATGCTATAGAACATCATTCTCCCGAAGTAACCTATTCTTCTCCCAGCAAGTCCTAACTTACTCCCCCATTCTCCCAGCATCTTTGCGTTCTTTTCTGAGGCTTGGCGCATAGCTTCCTGTGCGTTTGTAAGCAACTTATAGGCGAGTACGTTTCGTAGTATGTTGTCCCCTTGTTTCATCGCTGCTTGGTCTATAGCAGCTAGTATCTTCTGCTGTTTTGCTCCTTCGGGGACGTATTTCTGAATCATAGCTTTCGCTTTGTCAGTGGCTACAACCAGTTCCTCTATCTTTCCCTTAACACTCGTAAGAGTCTCTGGATGCTCCTCTATCCATGCGATAGCTAGCTTAATACGTTTCTCAGATACTGACATACTCTCACCTATACTTTTTAGGCCAATTTCTTCTCTTCCACTTTATCTTATCGAGAGTCGACATCTGCCCAAAGTCAGGGGGCGTTTCACTCACTTCTTGCAATATACGTGCATCAAGCATTAGTTTCTCATATTCCGATGTACCTGTTATGTCTTCTGGTAACATATCAGTAGGTCTTTTATTTACCGCTTGTGCAACTTTACCCGCCAATTTTCCTAGGGGACTCCGGCTGAAAGGACTCACGTTCCTTTACAGCATCCTCAGTGGCACCTGAAATCTCCATGCCTTTACCAAAGACCGCCATAAGGTCTTCCATGTCTATATCATCGATGCCAAGTTCGTCATCGTCTGTTGCCACACCTATTACGACTTTTGGTTTCAATGATATCGCTGGAACGACTAAGTTAACGATTTCAACAACTTTCGGTGTAATTTTCTTACCCTTCAGTTCCTTTTTCACATACTCCCGTGCGTCTTCTTCTGTCATTCCTTCAGGTACTTCTATTCCCAGTATCTCTAGCATCTTCCACATGATTCGGAATGGTATCTTTCGTATCGTCCAATCCAAACCACTCGGAACTTTGAAAGTCAATTGACGCTTTGCCCTGTAGTCTTTTGCTGACAATATATCACCTCCTTTATATTGCAAGCACAACTACATCGTAGTTGCCCGTTTATTCGTCAGCTCTATATCCAGTACGGTTGATTCACTGTCGTCGTATAAGGCCTCAAACGGCAAAGTGTATACCTGTCTGTTCCTCTGCTCTGTTGGAATCTCCAATTCTGTGAAATGACACTTAGGCATTCTCATATCCAATGTTGCATAGTATGGCGTTGTGTCGACTTCTTCACCAACTATCTGTAGCTGAATCTCAAACTCTTCAACTACGGCAGATGGCTCCACAGCAGATGCGCTTCCAAGGAATCTTTGATATGCATCCCAATCTTTAGCTCTTAGGTCAAGTGTACCAGTTACCTTGAAGTGGCCGAGTATCAGCTCCGGTAGGAACAAATCCCCTTGCACGAATGCATCCTCGTCGAAGCCATTCTCCATGGTGACGCTAATCGATTCAACCCATGGTGCAGCTGAACCAAAGAGACTCACATCGTTCTGATGGTATACTAGTGGCTTAAGTGTAGTTGCAGTCCCTGGGGATTGTGCGGTTTCTAGTTTATCTTTACCAGCTAATATCGATGCCGTTACACCGACTTTATCAGCAATGGGGCAATCGATAGTCAATGACTTTATCGCAGCTCCGTATAGAAGCTTCTCATAGGTCGTTATCTCTTTCTGTATCTCCATGGTATACGACTTCAATGTAGCATTTGGTATCGTATTCCACGTGTGTTTATAACCCGTGGTACCCTGAGCAGTTCCTTCTGTATCCGGTGGACCTAGTAGCATCTCCAATAGCGAACCAAGGTCATCAGTGTTACTTAGACACTCTATATCGCCAGCACTTTTGAACGGTCCAGGTATGCTAAACCTCGGTGTCCGTTCGTTTACCGTCTGTATCTCAATGAATTCTCTGCTTGCTCTGACGCTCTCCGAAATGAAGTCTAGCCAGACAGTTGCAGTACCTTTCGTCATGTATGCAGACTCTTCGCCGATGCCTAACCATTTAGCCAATCGGTTTTTCCTCCTTTGTTTTTATTTTCGGTTCTACTATCTTTTCACGTACTTCTTTATACTGGCCGGTAGAGAGTAGAACTTTCCCTACCTCTTCACTGACTTCGTACACTTTCCCGTGCTCGACTATGCCTATCCTGGGGTCGCGGCCACGGGAAAACGCACCGATATATTTCACTTTCGTTTTGCATTCCTCCTACATACAGCTTCTGCAGGACAGTATTACGTGGACCCAATGGTCCTCGTAACCTTCAACTCCCCTCCAATGTCTGTGTACAGTTGCGTCCAAATTCTCTAACAGTCCGTTTAGAGTCCTATCCGCGATGAACATATTCTTTATCTTCACTCCGAGTTTAAGCGACTCAATGATACCATCCTTTGTGTTTGGGTCGTTCACGAAGATAACCACATCGAATTTCGCATCATAATCTTCCTTCTGCACAGTTCCTGGCCCTCCGATAATTTCAGTCGGCACGACGAATACACTTGGAGTTTTCTCCGGTGTGAATCGTTCTCCGTAGAATACTGACTCGCTGTCAAGCTCAGTCATCGCTATGAGCTGTGTAATAATCTGGTCGTATACACTCTCCCACCAGTCTTCAGGTGCACTCATGGCATATTCCTCAGTGCGTTTTCCATTCTCTCTTCGGCAATCATGAAAACTCTCTCACTGGTCCTCTCAGAGAAAGGTGTCTTCTTACTTCCTGGATGTATCCCTATACGAGGGTTAGTTTTCGACACCTTAACCAACCTTTTCCCTAGAGCTGGTACGTATCTACCCTCCGAAGGTGGCGACCGTCCATAACCGTCAATTATATCAGCGTACGGTTCACCCGTTCCGATGTGTACAGTCTTTCCTGAAATCTCTGACCAGCATGATGCCGCGAGCTTACCTGACCTTTTTGGGACTTCCTCTCGCAATATTATCAGTCCCTCGTCTTTCAAGTGATTCATTATCTCCATTTCCTGACCCTCCCAGTAGCGCTCGACTACACCAACATAATGTACGACATCTCTCACATTGATTCTAATCCTAGGAACAGCTGGCATCAGTAATAATCTCCTTCCAGGTCTCCGCTTACATATTGCTCCGCGAGTGTTTCAGGTTGGTCAGCCATTGGCTGTATCGTCGGAGTATCTCTCTTTATATACCCCATATGAATATCTCTCTGTGTTTTCCAGAAAGCTAATTGTGATGCAACTTCCGCTGGAACAGCTCCGACACTCCTCTCCAGTTTAGCCGCATACGCCGCAAGAGTCAGATGAGTAGCGATAACTAACCTTGCACTCTCCAGTGTTGCCTCCAGTATACCATCGGCACTTTCATTCTCCACAATGGTATTCGCAAGCCCTATTTGTTTATTTATCGTATCATCGTGTACCCGTAAAGTCGAAAGCTTTGCAAGTACGTCTCTCACGTCTTGTGCATCTACCATTATGTTGTCACATCCTCATGAACTTTAAACTTCCCTTCGAGTAAGGTTTCTCCTTTACCAGTAGTTTTCAGTATGTACACATCAAAGAAGTATTCTTTATACTTATCCAACCCTGACGTATCAGTCTTGTCAATTGCTATCTCAGCCTTACCATTTGTCGGGTCAGTTAAAGTTATCCCACTGCCATTGGTCTTCTGGAGGTAATAACCACTGTCCTTTTTATTCTCCTTCCAAGTCATCGTTAGCATACATCCAGTGATGTCAACAGCGTTACCCGTATTCTTATCTGTTACGATAAGTTCGTAGAGTTTATCGTCCCCACGATGCATATCGAATACTATCATTTTTCACTCAACACTCCTCTTAGTTTCCCTCGAAAGGGTACTTGTAACCCAGTATGGATTCTCCAATAATCCTCGTGATATTTGGCACCAGTAGCAAATCCTGTAGAAACATAACCGTCACTAGTGACATCATCCTTCAGGCTGGTAAATTCGCCAATATACTCAAAATCTCTATAAACCTTCACATTCTCGTTGGCGGAGTCAACAAGCAGGTGCCATATGTGCCATCCTCCTGTTGCAAGGTTTATGGTGTTGTAACTTCCGCTGCTGTTCATAACACCTATCATACCTGGCCACATCTGAAACTTAACCAGATGTTCACCATCGGCCATACTGCGGAATTGAGTCCCGTCGTCGTCCCAATCATCTACCTTCACCCGGAACTCTACTGTGTATTTTGATGGCAAACCACCACCAAGAGTCTTATAACGAAAGCCACCATACGCAGCACCAGGTGCTTGATATAGTTGCCCAGGCGGACTAATTATGGAAGTTATGTTTTCTGAGACTCCCCAAGTACCTAGTGAACTCCACTCTTCAGACATTATGTCCCACAGTATCATTTCTGTACTTATACTTTCTAATGTACCTTTCCAAACACCCTTCTCAGTAAGTACAGAATTTAACTTTACTAACTCTGGTGAGATGTCGGGTGGAGGATGAAGACCAGGAGCAATCTTTAAGTCGTACTCTTGTGTAGTTTGAGCAGTGTTAGCAACGCCGACCCAAACAAATCCATCCGACTCTTGGGTATGTCTTATGTCAGTCCATTCTCCAATGTAAGTGAAGGGTAATCCAAGCCAAGACCAGTAAGCCTTTATACTGTGTCCCTCACTATCAACCACAAATCGCCATGTATAGGTAAAAGTTTCCTCTATGTATTCTGGGGCAGTAATCCATACGTATGAACCAGCGTTGTTCATTACTCCAAATCTATAATTCTCTCTATCTAGCCTAATCGCTACGAAATGTTCACCGTCATCAACATTCAAATCAGACCAGACATCATCAGTCAGTAGTCGTTGGACCTCAATTGTGTACTGAGTTGGTAATCCACCATCCAATACTTTATAGAGTGCAACGGGTCCTGGTTGGCTCCACAAAAGGAGGTATCCATCTGTAATCCAAACAATACCATCTCCCACCTTTATCCAGGTACCTTGTGAGTCCCATGGCTCATCAAGTAAAGACCAGGAATAAGCTTCAGCCATACGCGAAAGTGAATTCATGTTGCCTTTCCAACCGCCCTTCTCGGTGAGCACACCCAAATATTGCGCACCAACAGCAAATGCCCCTGCCTGGAAGTCATTAGGGTCGAAATCATGAGGTTCCGACATTTCGCGAAGTGTACCTTTCCAACTCATCTTGTAAACACCCCAGACATTCCCTCAACAAAAACAACTTGGTGTTGTGAGGTCGTCACCCCACCCGTAACAATTAGACCATCTGAAGTAATAAGGAGTGGGACCTTTCTGTCTACTGGGTCTGCAGCTTGAAAGAGCCCTGCTGTTTCACTATCAAACACCTTTTCTGCCCATGCCCCTATAATACCGTCACCAGTATCAAGTTTTAGGTGCGTTTCATTTGCAGGTGCAGCTCCAAGTGTCGCAAAGACAAATGATGGAAGAACAAATCCTTTACCGTGGAGTTTCATGAGAAGTTGGTTTCCAACAAACATCTCTCCGCAACCTAGAAACAAATCAACATTAGCTATTTGTGCAGACTGTCCTCCACTTTGCATTCGGAATATTAACTCAACCTTTAGATTATCAATTGTGTAAGGGTCAAATAAACCACCAGTAGGATGGTCAATAGTTTGAGTAGCATCAGCAGCTATTAACCCTGTCCCTATTGATGTATAGCTTTGTTGCAGTTCAGTATTATTCATAGATGTGAGGTCTGTCAGTCTTTCCGAAACCAGCAACGTCCCGGTTATACTATTGATGTCAAAGCTTGCTCCAAAAGCTAAGTTTAGAATATCGAGGTCTGTCACCCTAGGCCAATACCAGATTCTTGACCAAATCTTTTGTGTAGTACCCACCACATTGTACGGATTCGGTTGTTCGTACATATAAGTATCCTCAAATGTAGTCTTCCGACCATAACTACCACTCTTATATACTGGTTCAAAATAGCTTGGGTCAAGACATGCATCATGGTCTACTGAGTCTGCATCTCTCCACACCAGATTGAGTAACGATAGGTTGGTTGTATCGATTGCATCAAATGCACCATCTGGTAGTAATCTCGTTCCCAATCCTTCTCCTATTAATCTCAACTTCTTTGCGGGTTCCCACTTTGCAGAGAAGTTATAATCAGCATGCTTTATGTGGATGGTTTGGTTAACCAACGCAACAGACTCAACTGCTTGAAAAGTAGCCAATGCATCAGTTGATGTTGCCGCAGCAAGAAGTGTACCGGCTAGATTTGGTCCACTATTATAGATTGCTTCAAAGTTACTACCGTCCTTACGTATCATGAAGCTACCAATTCCTTCGAGAGCATGGTCTCTAAGTGCTTCCACATCCTCTCTGGTCCAAATTGGTGGAATTCCACTTAACTCAGGTTTTGACATGTCTTATGTACACCTCCCGTATATTAACCTCCCAATAGGTGCGGTAAGACTCCTACTGCTGCGGCCGCAATACCGCCGAATCCTACGATGATTGCTGTTATGACTGTAGCATACTCCTTCGGTCCCCACTTCTTCTTTAGCTTATCCTCAATAGCATTTATCTTTCCTACTATTCCTCCGCCTTTTAAATCCTCTCCGATTAGCGCATTCTTTATTTTTTTCACATCCATGCTTGTACCATTGAGTTCTTTTGTTAACTCTCTTCTAGCGCGACGAATCTCATTCCGCAAGGTTCGCATATTTTTTGCGCACTCCGCATGTGTAACGAAAAGACCGGGATTATGTTTCTCCTCTTTGCTCATAACACCACTTCATTAGAGATATTTGGAGGTTTCGTCCCTCCCACGGTTTGTTTAACGTCTGCCCCTCCGGGCCAAGACGGAAAGTTTGTTACACTGTCACCGCTACGCACCGAAGTGCTACGGCGTACCTAAGATGCCTGTCATCTGATAGATACGACTGGAAGTAGCGACAGCATCTGAGTCAGGAACTACCTTGCTTGCGAAGAATTGTCGGACTGTGTATTTCGTAGATGCGCCTTTACGTTTCTGCTCCACTAGTGGAACTAACCCCGCACGGTATACACCATGTTCACCTGTCTCTTCGCCTGTAACGACAACGTATCCGTCGTCTCCGCCTCCAAGCCCAGTAGACTTGGATATCTCTTTGAACGGGACAATCTTCAGGCCAGGGAATTGTCCTCTGATATAGTCAGCAAAGCTCATTTTTAAATTGGCGATTGTCGTAAGTTGTGCGGCGATATTAAACGCCTTTATTGGTAGGGCAACAACCATGTTCCGAATGTCTCTCAATGCAATGTCTGCTGTTTCATCTTCGAGAATTGCATTTATACCAGCACCTATGTCGCTAACGACATAATCCGTACTAGTATCCCAAGCGCCACCTGTGGCATTAGATAATGTGAATCCTGCAACCATCTTGCTGAGGATGTCATAGTTCTTTTTCTTCGCGTAGGCTCTAGCAAGCGAGCGGACACCTGTCGTCCACTGTTTGTTCTGGTATCCACGGATTTTAGCTTCATCCGTAATTTTGAAGCTTCCTTCCGCTTTCTCCAGAATCATGTAGAACTTAGTCCACTCGATTCGTCCCTCTTCTCCCTCAGCACCTTCAGCTACAGGGTAGTCGACATCAAGGTTACTGTTGAATTCCGTCTGTATATCCAGTCCGTTGTAGAACTTCTCGGGGAAAATCATAGTAGCGTCAGTTAGGACGCCTGCACCTCTGTAGATGAAGTTCCTGATAACGTCGCGTCTTAGTACTTGATCAGATGTGGTCAACTGCAGGGCAACTTGCCGAACCACGTCTTCTAATACTGCACCTAATGTTTCTGGCAACGTTATTCACCACTATTGCATCGGGAACGATGGGCAAAGTAGAATACACTTGACTAATCCGGAGGTTGATTGTGCTTTTGCTTCAAGAGCTATCCCAACAAGTGTCTTTCGCTCAGTTCCTGTTCCGGCGGCCCATGTCGTCCAAGAGTGTTCTCTGCAACATCCTGCGGCGTTCGCTCCTTTCATTGAGAGAAGACTTCCAACGGAAATCGTCTCACCAACACCGTTGTTGTACTGTACCATTGCAAACTTTGGTGCACGGAGTACACCGACTTCTTTGTCTGCTTCCGCAGTTCCCGTTATAGGATGTTTCGTTGACTTCTGTGCGACACCATAGACCTGTGCATCAGCTGCACATTTCGCCACAATACCGTTTGCATCTGGCATACCGAGGACGTATCCCTCAGCATCTAAAGCATCTGAGCATTCTCGCGACTCGTTTGAATCTGCTCCTCTAACTTCAGACATGTCTATTCACCTTTTTCGTCTTTAATACCAAAGATTGACTCAAAGGTTGCGTTCGGTCCGAACATCTCATCTGTTAAGCTCTTGACTTGCGTACGAGCCTTTTCCTCCCCGATCTGTAGGTTGATTGGTTTCACATGTTTCTTCAGAACGGACAGATATCCCTGTAACATCTTGTTCTTCGTCACCGGACAAGTCACACCTTCAAGGAATCTTTCAGCCTTGAAGTCTTTGTCGTACGATTTAATGTCTTCTGTCAATGCCTCGAACTTCTCCTTTTCCTGAAGGCCGACAACCTTCTTCAGACCTTCAAGTTCCGTTTTAGTTTGCGTCAGTTTATCCTCCAGCTCCTTCTCCTTCTCCGTGGGGGTCTCTGCTGTTCTCGGAGGTGGAGGTACTTCTGGAGGTTTCGCTGCCTGGTTCTTCTCTTTCCACTGTAGTACGCACTTCTGTATACCGTCCTTCGGTACACAGCCTTCCATGAATTTCTTGAAATCCTCTTGTTTATCCCCTGCAAGTTCTACCGTTAGTGCGCTAAGAAGCTCAGCTTCTTGCGTCGATGGTTTTGGCACTTTGATAGGGGAGTTAATTCCTTTCTCCAAGTACGTTCGAATCTTGCCAATCGTCTCTTCTTTGATACCCGCCTTAGTTAGTTGCTGCACCATATTATCCAGGAACTCAGCTCGTGTTGGGAGTTTCAATCCCTCTTCCTCGACTAACTCTATGAATGGTTTGCTATCTCCTGTCGTATCCGTAGTTGCGCTCAACGCGTCACTCACCTTTTCCTCGCTTTGGAGGTTTACCTCACGGGTGGACGTGACTCTGCACGTCGGACAAGCAGGGTCTTCTATCATGACTCCGCCCGTAAGCATTCCAGTTTCGGCGTTTTCTATACCAACGCCCGGTTTGATTGATGTGACAACATCGGCTTCCGCAGAAAGACCGATGTTTGGATGGGTGTTTAAGTACTCTATCGCAATGGGGTTAAAAACATATCCTTTGACACCTAATGTTTTACCGCGTTTCACACCTGTCCAGAATCCAACTGTCTCTCCCTGCTCTATCTCTGGAAGAACTGGACTAG